TCCCCCAGTATATTACTCCACTTCAACACATTTCTATTCTCTCTCTATGATATATAGATATATAGAGTCTTTCCTCTCTAGTTCTCTTGTATCGTAGGATAGCCCTCAAGCCTCAATACTCTACCTCACTTCCTACTCAATGAGTATTACTGTAATACTACTCACTAATGAATAACTCCGGAGCTGTCTCGAGTAACCATACAACACGAGAGTAGTTATCCAGAGGTCCTTCATCATTCAGAGGAATACAGAGTATAGAGTCCTCTTCTCTACATACTGGTGGGATATCAGAATAGAAATCACAGTCAGGATACATCAGATGTCCACTAGGAGACCTATGCGAAGTCACTACACTCAATACTCCTAGACAACAGTAAGTATTATCTCTCTCTCTGTCTTCTAGACGATTGCGGAGTTGAGTATACATTCCACTCTTCAGGGCAGTAATCCATTCTCCAAGGACTTTCTCTTTCATACTCTCAACCCTTCTACATAATAGATTAAATTTCTATCCCCTTGCTGAGGCCACCAGTGTATTTAATATCCTCCTGAAGGGGTAGACACCTCTGTAAATGTTACCCTCATTACAGAGGCATACAGAGGGGAATTCTAGCTTGTAGACTTTTTACTATTCCTTTCAGAAGTAAAAGGGAAGTATTCACCCAGATTAGCTAGTACAGAAGCTACCATTTTATATTTACTCCCTCCTTCAGTATGGAAATTATTATAATGGCTTCTTGATACATACTCTCTACTAAACTTCTGGTTTCTAGCCCACGCTATAGCTTGTTTAATTCTCCTTTCATATATCTTTGTATGAGCTTCACAACAGCATAATTGAGAAGTAGTTATATATTTCTCAGGATATATCTCTCCTTCATGAGTGATCGTAGTTTTAACTCTACATATAGGACATACCCATGATATAGTAATAGTAGGTTCTCTAGAGTATCTGTAGGTATATTTCATGTACTTACTTCTTCTTTTATACCTATAGATATACTAAAAGTTACTAAAAACTCTGCATAACAATTAGTACATATACACCTGTATATCGACTTGTGCTTAGTTGGTATAGTATACATATTATTCACCAGCTCCCCACATTCAGGGCATACAAAGGATATTGACACACTATTTTTCATTTCAATACCTCCTTCACATCTATAGATATACCATCTCTCTTCTGTAGGTTAATAGCGTTTAGTATTAGAGATACTGCTAATCTATGCTTACAGAGTATTTGATTATCAGGACAAGTACATAGTCTTTGGCTATTTATAACTGTATATTCTCCATTAGGGCTTACAACTTTAAAGGTAACAGGACTCCCTGATACATATTCTATTTTATATTTACTATCCTTTACCACTAAATCAAATGCTCTATCTAACCTTTTAACAGACTCTAGGTTAGATAGAAGAGAATTTAATAGTATATAATAAGCTTCTTGGATATGTTTAACTGTTAACCTTGTTAATATATCCTGCATATATGTCCCCTTTATATGCATTACAGTATTACACACCTCTCACATATATTTCTATACATGAGAGGTGTATCTTTAAGTTACTCAATAGAATGTGTAGAGAATCCTACTTCATTCTTCTCTTGGAACTCTCTCTCACACTCGACTACTATATTTAAACAACAATCACACAGGTTTATATAATTTGTATACTTTCCATTGAATAGAAGTTGTAATTTGAAGTAAACTATAAAAGAATCTTCCACTACTTCACATCTTTCACATACTTCATGAGGGTTATATCCGACTACGAGCATACCTTTAGGACATACTTTAGAAGCTTCATAGAGTGACATAACTACCTCATTCAGGATATGTTCGGAGTGTACTTCGTGAACAGAGGTGAATAGATCATCATAGCTATACATATATGTCCCCTTTATATGTACTTACGTTAACTGATAGACTGAAGTATCCCTGTAATCTGTTTAGTAGCTAGTACAACAGGTAACTCTTCGAAGGTATAATCCCCCTGGACATCTCCTAACATAGTAGTAGCGAATGCACGTAATAACTTCTCGTCTGTAAATGCCTTTCTATAAGTCTGTGCAGTGTTATTAATACTTCTTTGTTCCGATAAAGCTTCTGCCTCCTTTACAGAAGTTCTACTTCTCTCCTTTGGATGAAGTATATCTTTTATAGACTGTAGATGCTCTAACAAGCCAAATTTAAAGTACGCTACTTTCTCTACTTCCTTTTTAAGTGCTGAACCTCCTGTACGAGATTTAGGATTTAACTCATAATCATGAATTCTAGTACGTATCTCTGCTTTCTGTGGATCAGTGAAGAAGGATAGTTCTGTGAAGATTTCTCTATAATCTATTTCTGCAACAGGGAAGATATCCACGGGCATAGACAAAGTAGAGTCAAAACCTTCTTGACTATTTAACATTTTTTTCTTCCTTCACAGTAGTAGAAGAACAGTCGCAGTTGATATATAAATGCCCACAAACTAGACAGAACTTTTTTAATATCTCTACTCTCTCCTTATGTGGAATTTTAAGAAGCAATAACATTGCATTATAAACCATATCTCCTCTCAGCATTTACTTCTCCTTTATGTATTACTCAAATAAACTATCGTTAAGCATGCATTCATGCCATAATTGATCATTAGGGTCTATCCAAGCATCCTGTGGCATCCACATATTTAACCTAAATAGAGTCTCCAACTCTTCATAGTTTAGAGAGTTATGTGAGAGTTCTTCCTTTCTAGAGTCTAATACTACATTCCAAAGCTCTTCTATCATATTAAAAGGTATACCTAATCTAAGAGATATATCAATTTTTATTCCTTCACAGTCGTACATATACTTCTCCTGTTTCGAGGTAACTCTTCAGTATAGGCTACCAATGCCTATAAACAGGACTCTTCTCATATACGCATACATGAAAAGAGATATCGCCTAGAAACTGTATATACCAGTCGCTTTAGTAGCTTTTACTTCTTATATCTAGGTATGAAATTCTATCCTATAACACAGTCTAGGTATAGTTTCATATCGACTAGAAAGAATAACTTCTACTAAAGAAACAGTAACTAGGGGATATGTTCGACTCCAACCGACAGCTCACAGTACATAGTGAGTGGATAGTGAGAATATAACGTCTCTGAGGAGATATGTCAATAAATATAGAGAAGAATTTTATATATTTATTTTTAATTTAGTTATAAAGTCTGGCATAGTTATTGCAATTTAAGATTAAAGATACTTCACTCTTAAGATAAGAAAGAGTAAGATAAGATTATAGTTATTAGTTTAGATTTTATTACTTTATAAATAAATAGATATTTTATTAATATTATGAAAGAATATATTTACTTTTATATTAAGTTATATTTTATTTATAAGTATATTTACAAAGATCTCTTATGTATACGTAGAGATTGAGGTCCTGAAATTTTATGAATTTCATTTTAGAAAACATCTATTTTATTTCTACTTAAGGTCTTTGTATTTCTGTATCTTTAATTATATCTTGTAGAGTTCTATACTCTACCCTTTCTAGTTGTCTATCAAGATCTTCATGATTTATAATCTCAGCTAAATTTAATATACTCTCTCTACAAGAAGGATCATTCCATTTAGAATATAAAAATCTCATACTTAATACAAATACCTGTCTTGTATTTGATAAGTCTTTATGGTATGGAAAGAAGTAGTCTCTTATAGATTTAAATAAAAAGTAGTCACTGGGTTTAAAACTTGGAAACTTTATAAATTTGTAGAAAGTCTTATGTTTCTCCTCCTGGAACATTTTTTCTCCTTTGTGTGAAAAATGGTTGACATTCTTTTTTATCACTGGTAGAATTACAAATAATCAGTACAGAGTGTAGCATAAAAATACAGAAATATAAAGGGAAATTATGAACGAGAGTGTTGTTGTAAATGGAGTTGAGGAGAAAGTAAGTGAACTTACAGGCTTTGATTATACAGATTATATGGATATCACTCCTGTAGAGGTACGGGAAAGTCTTGTTGATACCTTTAGTAAGCAAGTATATGGATGGAAACGTAAGGCTAAGATCCTTATCAGGCTTTGTAATGCTCATACTCATGTACAGGATATTGAACAAGAATTACTAGAAGCTTGTGAAGGTAAGAGAGCTGATAGGACACCAAGGAGTAAAGAAGAAGTTGCAAGGACTAAGATTAGGGAATTTCTTACTTCTATGGATGCAGATAAGCTTGAAAGGTTATGTGTGAAGCATTCTGTATCTTATCATAGCTTTATGGGAAGTAATGATAAAGTAGGACTAGTAGAAGCTCTTATTGATGAGATGTTAGTAGAAGTATAATACTCTAGATTCCAGCCCCTAGAGTATTAGAAAGGTAGACATTCTTGCTTGTATTCTATACAGGGGGTATGGAATATGAGAGTCCTCTGGAATGTCTACCTTTTATTTTATTTACTTTCAAGTCTACTTTAGAAGTATGTATATATGAGAGATATTAAAATACAGAAGTTCTGGACTTTAAGTAATATGGATAGGATAATAGTTTATTTATACAGTAGAGAAGGGAGTTATATTAGTCCAAGATCAATAGAAAGGATGTGTAATGTACATAACGGAGATGTGAGTTCTTATATTAAGTGGTTGATGTTTAAAGGAGTAGTAAAGAGAAAGAAGTCTATTTTACAAACACGTATAAAGTATTTCTATACATTTAACAAGTTACCTCTTAAGAAAGAGTATATAAGAGGTGTAGTAGTAGAGAGGAAGAAATAGGATGACTAAGAAAGAGTTACTAGAAGCTTTTGAAGAAGTTAAAGACTTAGATACAGAAAATAGACATGTAGCGTTAGATGATTTACTTTTAGCTTATATAAACGACCCAGAGATATCTATAGCATATGATTCTTATCATAAATGGTATGCGTAATGGAGAATCTACCAGCTCTTAAAGATAACCAGGTAGACCTTTTAATCTCACAAGCTATAGATAAGAATGTACCAGTAGAAGCTTTAGAGAAGCTACTAGCAATGAGAAGGGAGTGGAGATTAGAAGTAGCAGAGGAAGAATTTAATATAGCTATGACAGGATTTCAGAGTGAGTGTCCTATTATTAAAAAGACAAAGAAGGTATATGGAAAGTCAGGTTATTTATACTCCTATGCACCTATAGAATCTATAGTAAATCAAGTAAGACCTATTCTAACGAAATATAACCTTTCTTATAGTATCCAATCTATTACAGAGGAGAAATATGTAGAGGCTGCATGTGTTATATATCATATACGTGGGCATAGTAGAAGTACTCCTTTTAGAGTTCCTATAGATATGAATGAAATGACTGCAGCAATGACAAAGGAGAAGTATATAACAGGAAGGTTAATGTATTGTGCTAGATATGCTTTTAGAAATGCATTTGGGATCACTACAGGAGATATAGACTCTGAGGAAGAGGTAATAGAAAGAAACCCAGAATATATCACTCAAGAACAAATTAATAAGCTTTCAGAGTTAATAGAAAAAACAGAGTATACTCTAGAGGATATCTTAAAAGGACAGAAAGTAGACTCTTTAGAGAAAATAACATGGAATAATGGTGTTGTAATTATTTCTAGATTATATGAATATATAGAGAGGAATAGGAGTGGAAAGTAGACTTACAGAGTTAGAAAAGCAAGAGTTAAAAGAAGATTTAAAGCAGTTAAATGAATTACGTATATATAGAAATGAATGTGCTAATGTATATATAGAAAGAAAACAGGCTTTTACAGAAAGTACTAAGGTTCTTACTGATAAGTTAAATTATGTAGAGGAAAGTATAGAAAGGTTAGAAGATACAATACGTAGTAAAGCTTTAGAGATATATAATAGAAATAAAGAAGAAGGAAAGGAGGTGTTTAATGGAATAAAAGAAAGAAGTGTAGTAAAAATAGACTTCTCTCATAAGGATGCTTTAGAATGGTGTGTTAACCATTTAATGTTTCTAGACTATGATGGAGCACAGTTTAGAAGGTTTTTAAAGAATCTCTCAGATAGAGATTTACCAAGGTTTGTGTTAAGAACTCTAGAATCTACCATCACTCTACCTACGAATATAAAGGATATAGAAGATGTCTAATGTACAAGACTTATTCAATAGTGAAGAGAGTGTAGAATTAGAAGCTCCAGAGAATCCCTTTACCACTCAAGGATCTAATGGAAATGAAGATATCTTTGCAGAAGACTTCTCATTAACTCCTGAACATACTAAAGCTCTAGAAGAGAATCTCTCTCTTCCTGCTGGACAGTATAAGTGGGATAAAACAGAAAGTGGGTTATCTTTAACTCTAAGGAAGAGGTATGTAGAAGGAGATACAGAAAAAGGAGATGTATCTCCTAGTGGTAGGTTAGTATATAACGTATCAGGAGTAGTAGATCCTGTAAATGGTGGAAAGAAAGGGAGATTCTCCTTTGATATCTCTCCTGATATACGTTACAAAAGAGATCAAGAAGGAAATGTAATACATCCAAGGAGTAATGACTTTAGTAATGATAATTGGGCAAAGTTTAGTAAACTTTACTTTAGTAAGTTAGATAGATCTCCTTTAGGAACTAAAGATGTATTACTATGTGTACAACAAGGGATGTACTATATGTATATTTCATTAAGTAAGAATGGAGGGAACTTTTTAGGTAATTTAAAGGGAATGTAGATGACTAAAGAAGAGGTTCAATCAAGAATAGATAATATGTTTGCAGATATGCTAGATTTGACAAAGGCTGTACTGTTAGCTGGACATAAAGAACCTGTAAATCTAATAGTGTCAGCCGTACTAACAGCTTTAATAAAAGCTACATGTAAGACAAAAGGAGAAGCGTTAGTCTTAGTACAGAGTATTGAGATGATCATAGCAAAGGAATGCTGTAGGATAGATAAACTCATATAAATAACTGTATAAAGAGCTAAGGATGTGAACTTAGCTCTAAGGAAGATATGTTTATACCTAAACCTGATTCTTGTAAGCCTTGTCCTCTGTATAGTTTATCATCTTATATAACTCCTGACTATTACGTTAAAGATTCACAAGTATGTATAGTAGCTCAAGCTCCAGGAGAACATGAAGAGGAAGGTAGAAAGATAACAGGATATCTATATAAAGGTGGAAAGAAGTTAGAAGTTACAGAAAGTGTAAGGCCTCAGCCTCTAATAGGTCCTAGTGGAAAATGGTTACAGGATGAGTTTTTTCCTTATACTAAAATTCCATACTCTCAAGTATCAAGAGCTAATATTATAAAGTGTAGACCACATGGAAAGAATGATTTACCTAATATTAATAGTAATAAGACTGTGAATGGAATTACTCCTACTATGCTTAAAGATGCAATTAAGCATTGTACAGAGAATTATCTTAATATCCCTGACAGTAACACCTACATCCTTTCTATGGGTGGGATCTCTCTATATGCTCTAACAAATTTAGAAGGAGTTAATAACGGAATAACAGATTGGAGAGGTTGGGTATTGGGAGTAGATAGTGGGTATATTAATACACAGATATTAGGATTTGACTCTTACTACCATCCTATAAGAGATGAACCTGAAGGAGTTTTAAAGAATATATACCCAGTAATTCATATAGCTTCTCTATTTAAGAATCCAACTTTATATAGAGCTACTGTATTAGATTTTATAAAGTTTGGTAGATTTGTAAGAGGTGAATGGCCTGTAGAAACACCATATATGAATATAAATATGCAACCTACAAGTATTCCTAAGTATATAGGATTTGACACAGAGTATAACATAGAAGATAATAATAGATTAGAAATGTGGAGTCTAGCAGATGTTGAAGGTAATATTTACGTCTGTGATGTTCACCATACTCATGCTTTTAATATTCTACCTATTCAGCCTAACACTACGGTAGTTACTCAGAATGGGTTGGTAGACTTACCACATTTCATAAAAGTATTTAACGTAGAGAGTATAAAACTAGAAGACTGTATGTTAGGCTGGAGTACGCTATTTCCAGGAGAGCCTACTAATTTAGATTACATGACTTCATGTGTAGGGAGATATAACAGACATAAACACATAAGAACTACTAGAGATTTAAACATGAAGTACTTCTATGCAGGATTAGATGCTGATACAACTCTTAATCATGTATGGAAGTATGAACTTATGGAATTTACAAGAGATAAGTTATCATGGCAAGAGTATATGTTAAGAAGACAACCTCTTTTATATATAATAGATAAATTCCAGAAGAAAGGAGTAGAAGTATATAAAGAGAGAGTACAGTATATAGCAGACCTATTAGATAAGGAAATGGAAGATATAGTAGAAACGAGTAAGGAAGTAGCAGGTAATGTAGAGTTTAATATTGCTAGTCATCAACAAGTAAGTAGTGCTGTGTATGAAGGTATATACGTAAAGCCTGTAAAGGAAAAGGTAAAGAGAAGTAGATCTAGTAAAGATCAATTTAAACTAGATGTAGAAGAAGCTATAAAAGGTGCTTTAGAGTATCTAGCTTCTCAACAATGTCTAGAAGAAGATATAGAAGGAGAGTAATAGTGCCCTCTGTATCTAGAGATGAATTATTAAAAGCTTTACAAAGAGATACATTAGGTAAGAAAGAGAAAGATATAGCTTCTTTAAGATTAGAGTATTCAAATATACATACTCTTAAAGATACCTTCTTGGCTTCTTTAAGACATGAAGATAGAATACATCCTGTTATCTTACCAACACAAAGTAGTGGAAGGTGGTCTTATTTAAATCCAGCTCTTAATGGATTTCCTAAGAAGTGTATTAATCCTAAGTGTCCAGAGGGGATACATGAGAAAACATCTATATGTTGGAGTATTAGAGACTGCTTACTACCTGATAAAGATACATTCTGGATTGAACATGACTTAGATGCTGTAGAACATAGGATTTATTGCTTAATATTAGATTGGAAGGAAAGGTTAAGGGATTTAAGAAATGGTGTGGATATACATACTCCAGTTACTTGTGGTCTTTTCAACTTGCCTTTATGTAATAATATTTATAATCCCCACAGCTCTAAAGAAGATGAGAGATGGAGAGAAGAAGTAAAGTGGAATGGAAAGGATGACCCACGTAGAACTATTTCTAAAAACTTAACATATGGTGGACAGTATTTTTATGTATCTATTGATAGATACGGTAAGTATAAGCCTAAGCCTCCTTATAGGGTGTTTAACAGGCTTATTTATAATCCAGCATTTGTCTATACAATCCCAAATATTGAATCCTTTCTTATACCAAATGAGGAAGGTAACCTGGTCACTCCTAATTACATCAGTATCGCTATTAATTTTATTGAAGGTAATGTAGAGATTCAAAAACGTAAAGCTGAAGAGATGGAAAGGATAAGAAAGGATTTAATAGCAAGGACTTTATATGGAGGTCGTAGACTATTTTACTTTCAAAATCAAAGTACAGCTAAGGAAGGATTTAATTTTAGAATACAAGGAACTGTAGCGAGTTATATTAATGAGTCATGTATATTACTACAAAAGAGATTTAAAGAGTCTTATTTAATACAAAATCAACATGATTCATTAAAATGGGCGTTTCCATATACTTCTACAAGTTCTAGAGGAAGAGAGGAAGAAGAGTTACAAATCCTACAAGAAGTTAAAGATGTTACTCAAAGAGAACTTACATATGAAAGTAATAGTATTCCTATTACTGCTACTTTTAAGATAACAAGGAGACCTTCTATATGAAAGATATTCTATCTATTAACATAGGAGAAGTAATTCTTACAGAAGAAGGAGATGTACTTATATTACATTTACTAGGATGTAGTAGTTGTGCTTCGTATGGTGCAGTATATATGAATATGTCTCTAGTAGATGGGGATTATAAAGTACATGACATAAGATGTCCTTTATGTAAAGAGGAAACTTTAGAGTTAATTACTTATAGAGTAATGGATAGGATAAAGGAGATAGAAGATGATAATCAAGAAGATGGTTGGGATATTTGATAACTTAGAAGATTTTCACAGTTATATAAAAACATATAAAAGTACAGACTGGACTTTACTAGCAGAGCATATGTATATGCATCCTTTTAAAGGAGAATACGCATATACATATATAGTTATCTATGTTAAAGAACTAGAAGAAGAAGTAAAAGAATGATAATTGAGACCTTTACAAACTTAGCAAAGAGAAATACAGAAGTAGATTGGATTGTAGATGGTTTATTAAGCTCAGGGGGGTATACGTATTTAGTAGGTGCTCCTAAGGCTGGAAAGTCTATGCTCTGTATACAACTCTGTGACTCTCTACAAAATGGTAAACCTTTTCTAGGAATGAAATGTAAGAAGAGGAATTGTTTATATGTACAAACTGATACAGGTAGACTTGAATGGCAGGAACAAATACGTAGATTAGCTCCTAATGGTGTAGCATGGACTATGTATGCACTTGCTAATAACTTTCTAGATAATCCTGAAGAAGTAGAGAATGTAAAGAATGTAATATGGGGTACATATCCAGAATCAGATAAACCTAGATCAGCTTCTCAAGTACTTAAACATGTACCTTTTGATTTGGTAGTATTTGATGTGTTAAATAAAATGACTGCACATGATTTAAATGCTAAGGCTGGAATGTCTCATGTTCTTAGTAGGTTAGAGTATATGACTGTACAGGGTGTAGCAGAGGCACAGGAAAGTAAACACTATATTCTTATACACCACCCTTCTAAAAGTACTACAAGAGGTGTTAATGCTGGAAGTGGATATGGTGGATTTAGTGGGTTATGTGGAAATATGTTAACCTTAGGGACTGATCCTGAAGGTTCTAGGGGTCTTTTAGTTCTAGAAGGAAGTAAAGTATTAGGAAAGAAGGAAGTATTAATAGAAAGGAATAAGGAGACAGGAGCATGGAGACTATCAGGAGAAGTTATGGATGTTAATGGACCAGAATCTATAAGAGACATAGAAGAAGCATTAGGAATTAAAATATCATGACTAAAGAAGAGTTCTTAAAGGATTTAAGTGCAGTAGATAGTTATCCTTTAGAATGGCAGGAGAGAGTATATGAAGCTATGAGTAAAGCTTGTAGTAGTACTGCTGCTATGCTAGAGTTAAAAAGAAGAGCAGGAGTAACAGAGGAACATAAATGGAATAGTCCAGAGTTAGAGTTAATGTATTATCAAACAAAGATGAGACAGGAGGAGTTAAATAAAAAAGGGGTAAGTGTATTTCATAAACTACTTGAGTATATAAAAGGTTAACCAGATGAAGCTAGATGTACTTATATCTCACCTACGTAGTATTTTATTAAGAAATGGAAATGTAGATATAATAATAACTGAGAGTAGTCTAGAAAATCTACTAGCTGTTTTACTCTTTAATAAAGAAGAGTTTAAAGGTATAGAAGTTATAATAAAGCTTAAGTAAATATTAAAACATTAACCCTTCCAGTACAACTTACAATAGGGCCTACAGAAGCTATTATATTAACTTTGTAGATATATGTACCAGCTACTTGGGTATCGTATATAACAGAAGTATACTCTTGTACGTTATTTAATAGAAATGTAGACCCTATTGTAGTACTGTCTCTTTTGAATTGAGCTTGACCTCCTGATAGAGACCCTGCACTATCTGATAGTCCAGCTACGAATATAAGTAAAAGTTTAGAAGGTACTGTAAGAGTAATACTTAGATTTACTAAATCCCCTGATGGAGAAGCACCTGAGTAGGTTTGAGAACCATTATGAAAATCTGTTAACCTTCCTGGAGTAGCTACTATAGGATCTTTAAAAAGTACTCCATCTGTTTGTGTACTATCCTTTACTAGTAAGTTACCGTCTACTCCACCTTGGAATTTATGTCCATGGTTCCAGTCTGAAGGTTTAATTACACTTCCTGCTAAATCCGCTACTGCACTTATGAAGTCATGTATTAGAGTTGCATGATCAGCCATGTACTTTATCCTTATATCTATAAGTTAGACCTGAAAAGCATTATTCTGAAATGCATTACCTTGAAATGCAGGTAAGGTAGGTACTTGTGCTACGTCTAGAATGAAACATACAGAAGGTTCTGGTTTGTAGTTAAAAGAACCTTGAGTTACAGTGATTCTTTGAGTATATGGACCTAGTATAGCATCACTAGAAGTATCATGAGTGTATGAGAAGAATCCTATATCTTCTTCACTAAACATATTGGCTTCATTAACAACTATAGATCCTAGAGGGTCTAGAATAGTAATCCTTACAGAGTCAGGATTTACGTATTGATTTTCTTCACCTTTGGTATCTATTTCTATTAACACTGAAGAACCTCTCACTGTGTTTAACATCTATTTTTCCTCATATAACAGTAAAGCATACAGTAAAAGGAGTAATTCTTATATCTGTACTAAAAGAAGCTATAGCTTGTATACTCCATGGACCTTTAGGAGCATTAGTATCTAGTTGGTATGTGTAGGTAAAGGTATTTTCCTCTTTAGTAGTTACTCCACTAGAAACTACTACATTTCCTAATGAATCCTTTAAAACTAAACTAACTGCATCTGCCATGCTAACTACTCGAGGAAATCCTTTTCTATGGAAAGCACGGATGGTAAAGATAAAAGTACTACCTTGATTTACATTCTGTAAGTTTAAGTTATTGTTTACTTCTATAGATATAGAATGTCTTACGCTAAATATATTTACATTAACTTGGAAGGTAGCAGAAGGTGGAGTAGGAATGGTACCTGGAGTAATGAAGGTATCTCTAATAGGTCTATGTTTAGTAACATTCCAATATAAAGCTTCTAGGTGTTGGAGGTAGATACTTCTAGGATACATGTAAAGTGCAGGACTGGGAGAATCTACAGGAAGAAAGAGATGTGCAACAGGAGCTTGACCAGCATAAGCAGTATATGCAACAGGAGGAATATTCCATAAGAGATTAATTCTATTTATAGTATTTTCTTGTCTAAGAGGTGGATTATCTCCTGTTATGATAAATGGAGGGATAGGAAAATTACTTTTCTGTAAATTACCCCTGTAGAGAGGCCCAGGTTGCCATGTGTCTCTAATGAGGTACTGAGACACATTAGAAATAAAAGGTGGATTGTCAGGTGCAGGAGGAGGGGTAGAAATAGGGAACTTTACTAAAGGAGGTATTGTAGACTGTGGCATAGGAGGGGGATAGAAAATATAAGAAGGCATAGCATACTCCTTTCTATTCTATAAAAGAGTAATTTTCTATCCCTATGAAAGATTAACCTAGTTCTCTGATTACTAATCCACCTGACCAACTTGTTAGACTTGTTGGAGCAGTAGGAAAGTGTAGACCAAATCCATGTGCTGTAGATTGGGGAGTTTCTATAATTGTCTCATTAGGAGTAGGGACCCATAGCCAGCCGTTAAGGACATTAAAGTTATCAGGAAGCACTACAGTCTTACTTCCTGCACCTTCAGCACTAGCATTAATTCCACTTGTACCTGCTGCACCCGCTGTTCCACCTACTATTAAAGAAACAGGATCTCCTGCCTTTACTTTTACAGGAGCTTGACTTGTAAGAGTAGGAAATGCAGATACTTGTGTATTGAGTTGTACCCCTACCTGAGCACTTGTAGTACTTCCACGTTGAGAGGCGTATGCACGTAGAATCTCAATAGCAGTAATAGGTACAGAAGCCATTACTTGAAAGTATACAAGTGTAACAGCTTGGTTAGCAAGTGTAACTGCATTCATAGGAATTACATATTCTCTAGACATTCTTTCTATCTCCTATCCTAATGAAATACCATGCTATCTTAGCAAGGAGGTAACTTATCGAGTATATAAAGTTTCCTATTTTATAGTATATACCTCCTTTATGTTTCTTCTTCTGTGGATTCATATATATCTCCAGGTACTTCTGACTCAAGATAATCTACACACTGTTCACATAAAGATGTAACAGTTACTTGTACATATTCCTCAAGGAAGATTTTACCACACATTTCACACAAAAGATACTCCATTATAATACTTCCATCCTTTACGAGTGAATATACGTACTTTATTATTTCTTCTTTCAATTCTACTTCCATATTCCCCTGTAGGATATCCATTTTTAAGTATATTAAAAGAGTACTCTCCGTTAGGACTATCTTGTGGTCTTTGGTAGTTAAGACCTAAAGTAAAGATATTTTCATATTCATCTATTATAAAAGCTGCAGGAGGAGTACTTACGTATGCTTCACTTATATACTCTTTTCTATAGTTCTTCTGCATATATGGAAGTAACATCTCACATAGCCAGTATAGGTTGCATTATAGGAGCATTCATAACTCTACCTTTACTTATAAAGTAATCACATATATAAAATTCATATTGAATTATAGTTCCATTTGGAGTTCCATCTTGTCTAGGGAGGTATTGAAATCCATTTAATGGATACACAGTACCTAAGTCTACTACTATGTTATGTGGTTGAGGAGGAGAAGCAGTCATCCATTGAGTATGCCAGAAGGTTGTAGTAAGTCCATCAATAGCATTAACTGCACCGTTATTAACTCCTAATTCTTGACTATCAAAGCACCATACAGAATGCTGAAGTGCACTAGGAGCTACTCCTGAGACTATATTACTTATAGAACTTTCGTTATTAAAGTAATCCACAGCAGTTATTTCGTAAGAATATGAACTTCCTGCTATTACAGTTGTATCTAAATAAGATACAATAGGATATGGAACTGTTGCAATGAGGGTAAATAGTCCTGTAGGAGTATCTTGTCTATAGATTCTAAAGGCTACTGCTGCATCAGTAGGAGGTTCAGTAATTAATGCATGGTCCCACAGTAAGAGTATACCTTTTGTTTGTAGTAGAGATAGTCCATTCATTACTCCCATAAACTCAGTGCATGAAGTCCAGGGGTTTCCATTTATTTCTCTCAGACTACGTAAACATATCCATCTTGCAGGTCTAACAGAGAAGTTTACAGTTTTTAATAAAGTATCACTAGCAAAGGTTCCACTTGAGACTAAAATCCAGGGTAAAGAATCATCACAGGTTATAGTTGTAGAAGGAGGAGGTAGAATAACTACAAGAAATTGATATGCTCCTATATCTGGAGGAGTAGTTCTTAAACTTCCATCTTTATCTGTAGCAGGATAGAGTGAAGAAGTACCTCCTCTAATAGCAGGAGAGTTACTTTGTAGATGAAAATCAAAACTTCCTTGATTAACAAATATAGGATTAGATGTTAAGTTATTACTTTGTGTAAAAGTACCTCCATTAGAGGTTATGTTATTTATACCATTCTGCCAGAATATGTTGTTATCTATTACAGCATTCTGAGCCTGAGCATCACCTATAGCTACTGGTGAACCTCCATTTCCATATATTGTGTTATTATAGACTCTAAAGTTAGCATTGTTATACGAAATGTCTACCCCATTTGCTACGTTGTTATATACTGTGTTGTTATAGAAATCTAATCCATTACCATGGTTGAGGGTATTACCTCCTTCTCCATTGTTATGGATAGAGCTGTTTCTAATTACAGTTCCATTAGTTAGTGTAGCTCCAGCACCACTGTGGTAGATCTGTATTCCATATGCTAAGTTGTTATGAATATCACAACCATCTACTAGTAAATTAGGAGTAGCGATATATATTCCATGATCAAAGTGTGGATTTGTACCGTTGTTATGTATATCACAACCTATAATTTCTATACTATTACTACCATCAAATCCTGAGATACCTTGATGTAAGGAATTCCTTATTGTTACATTTATAAACCTTAGATGGTCAACAGTAACTCCATCAAAGAATATAGATTCATTAGTAAATTGGCCATCAAAGACTATTCCATCTAATATTAAGTAGTGTAAAGACCCAGAGGAACTATAGTTAAGATCTAATAAAGTTCCGTTACCAGGAGCTATAATAGGACTTTCTCCTGTAAAGTTTCTTACTGTAATAGCATTTGTGTATGAAGTACCACTAGGAATGTTTATTTCAAATTTACGTATACTTTGATTATAAGTTCCACCCCTTACTAGAAGTAAATCACCAGCAACCATAGTTTCTAATGATTTCTTAAATGTAAGAAATGGACTACCTTGAGATCCAGAGTTACTATCATTTCCAGTTGTACTTATAAAGTAAGTAGTCATACTTATTTCCTACTTATGATTCCATAAGGATTTACAATACTTACGCTCTTGTATATCCTTTAAGTATGAATCTTTAAGAGTCTGCCATTGCATATTTTCAACACTGTCTAACCCTCCAGCACATAGAGGTTTTATATGGTCTACTACATATCCCCTTCTTCCTTTAGGAAATCCTGTTAACCTTTCAAATCTATGAGTAATGGTTAAGTTTCTTTCTACTACTATACATTTAGCATTTACAGATACAGGAAGTAATATAAGAAGTATAAATATAAACTTAGACTTCTTATTTACCTTTTTCTTCTTCTTAACCTTAACAGCTCTATCTGCTATATCTTTACTTTCTTGTAAAGATTTACCTAAATTCTGCATATGTCCTGCTATTTTACCATAGAGTTCTTCCTTACCTTTAGGTACTGGCATTACTTTACCTTTTTTAACTTAGGATTCTTCTTCTTAGCACTCTTACTAGCACTCCTAGTTTTACTTGCTAATATAGCACCTGCACTCTTTTTAGAATAACCTTCCTTTTCTATACTCTTCTGTACATTATTAAATCCTGGATGCTTTTTCTTTTTAAGTCTCGACATCTACAGTAACCTTTCTACGTTTTTTATAATACTCTTTCATTTTATCTCTATTTTTAGTATAATACTCTCTCATTCTCTTTCTTTGTTTATCTGATGTAACGTGTTCTTTCTTGGTATCTAGAGTAATGTATTCATTTCTAAAGGAGTCTCTTAGAGTCTTTTGTAATCCCTCTATAGCATGTACTAATTCATCACGGGTTAATTCTACGTTTATAATAGTAAAAGACTCACTAATATTCTGTATAGTAGAGTAGTTAGTAACTCCTATTAAGGTAGTATACCTTCTTTCCTCTCTCATTTTTAATACGCTACCTCCTAGTAGATCTATCAGTTTTATATTGATAGTCAGATACTTTATTAGTAATAGTAGATATAGTTCCACTAGAAAGTAGAGAGGTGTTACCTCTAGAAGCTCTTTCCATTAGACCTTTTAAAGAAGCAGCTATATGAGTTTCTCCTATATCTGTGTGGTATTGGACTAAGGTATTTAACAGTACAGTCTCAGTCATTGTAGATTCACCATTTAGGAAGGATATTAATTCTACTGCATTCATATCTTTCTCCTTTACTTTTAAAGTTACCTAGCTATATCACCCATCCAGGAATTTCTATCTCCTATAGGAGTATCTCTAAAGATTTGATCATTCTCTATTGGAACTACATCATATTCTGTTTCATTAAGTAACCCAGCAGCTTTAAGTCTTGCTAATTCTTTCTCTAAGAACATTTGAGAAGTACCTAAATCTACTGTATGGTTCCATTCCATTCCTTTTATATGGACGTATTCTATAAGAGTCCACTCATCAGGAAAGTTTATGTAATCTCCTGAGTTTACTAGAGAAGGAAGTTTGTAATACCATAGAGTTCCTGATATGTTAGTTTGTACAATAGGAGCTACTTTAATTCTATTTTGGATTATTGTATATATAGAAGGTACAGGACTTTTATTATTAAGTGTTGAGTTGTATAGACTTAACCAATATTGAAAGGACTTTCTCTTTAATCTAATACTTTGATTTCCAGAAGTATATATAACTCCATCTCTGACATCTAAGATAAAATCTGTAGGGAGGTACTTTGTAGTATCACTACTTAATACTACATCTGTACTATTACTCTGAAAGGTAATGCTTACATCTTGAATATCAGTACTAAATGGAAACTTTACATGACATCTATCTAAGGCACTTTGTAACCATGATATAGAAAATGCATTTTGATCTATCACATCTCCAGGTCTATCATGTCTATCTAAGGGTGGACTCTGGAGAAAGTCTAATGCATGACTTAGTATTTCATCACGTGTATATCTTCCCATCTCTTTACCTTAGATCTTTACGTATGTATAGTCTTTAATAGGAGGTAGGTATAGGAACTCTTGACTCCTATATATAGGGTCTAGAATATTTCTATTATACAAGTATCTTATCTCAGCAGCACTAAGGGCTGCATTATATATTCCTACCTCTCCTAAAGAACCTGTAAACCTTCCTGAAGTATCTATAGTGTTTGTAAAATCTCCTAGTATGAGATGATCTCCACTTTCATATGCTAATGGAGCTGTAGCATTAGCTTTCTCTAGTCCATCTATATACAACCTTCCAGTAGTTCCACCATATGTTCCACATATATAATGCCATGTATTTTTACTCATTACATCAGGATCATTGATATCTGTTTCTGTAGTAGAGTCTTGAATTACAAGAGTTACTTTATCTACTGCACTTACATTTAGTACTAGAGCAAATCCAAAGAAATCTCCTGAAACAGAGCTTGTAACTATAGCTGTGTAGGGGTTGGTATTTATACCTCTATTATACACCCATGCAGTAAGTGTGAAGGAAGTAGATCTAAACTCGTTACTACAGTCTACATATCCATCTTGGTTAAAACGTAGTTCTCCTTTTCCTTGATTAGAGAAACCCCAACCTGATGCACTAGAAGGTGGAAGACTTAAAGATACTATACTTCCTGTATGTCTTAATGTTAAGTCTCTGTATATTACTCCACCCATTACTTCTACTATAGGAGAGTATAAAGCAAATATTCTACTTTGTATATTTTCTAGGAAAGTATCTTCTAACACTTTCATTTCCTAAGTATACTGAAGTCTAGTACTCTGTGCTTTAAGACTCCACGCAGCAGCTATAGTTTGACCACTTCTATTAAGAATATAAGGTCTATATATTAAAGGTCTTAACCTTGTAACAGAAGAATTAAATCTCATATTTGTAGATGCAGTAGGTGTCTTAGGACACATAAAGTTACCTATGAAACTTGAATACTGTAGGAAAGATGAAGAACCTGTAAGATCTACATCTGGAAAGTTAGTACCATCTAGAGCAGGAGATAAGTATAACTCAGCAGCTACTGTACCTGCTGCTATACCTGTTACAGTAGCCCATTGACATACGAACTCAAAGAAAGCTTCTAGGTTTTGTATAACTCCTGCACTTCCACTACTTCTAACATCTAGATCATTACTTGATGCTACTGCTGTTCCATTAGTAAGAGAACTCCCAGAGCTAGTGAGAGTAAATATAGTACCTTCTTTAAGAAAGATATCACCAGCCATATCTTTAACTCTCTAGAGCTTGGGAGATATATATAGTAAGTAGTATCTGTCCAGGACTTGTAAGTTCTTCAAATCTACTACCGTCTCTGGTCCTTAATGCAGCAAAGTTCTGTAACGTACTAGTTTTATTTATAAAGATACCTTGTAGGATTTGTCTTATAGAAGAGTCATTAAGATCTATAGTAGGCATTGTTAATACAACGTGTAGTTCATTTAGTTGTATAGTTGTAAGAGATAGAAAATCATTAGCATTTATATTACTAAAGAGTCTCATTGTAGATATAGGCTCTCTAGGGACTTGTATACTTGATCTACGTAGGTTTAGTAAAGTAGCTAATTGAAAGTTATCTCTAGCACTTATAGGTTGAAGGAATTGTGCATATCCTATATTTGTAGGATCATTAGTTAATTCATTCTTTAAGTCTAGTAATGAAAGTTGCATTTCATATACCTACACCTTTATATACCTACACCTTTATATACCTACACCCATAAGAGTCTTACGTGTTGTTACAGCTCCACCAGCAGAGACAATAGCAGGTCTAGATACTCTCCTTCTACCTCCTATACTCCATACAGGAGAAGGTAAGCCTCCTTCAACCCATGGTGAAGCTGGAAAGTTAGTTAACGTTCCATCATTTCCACCTGCTATCTGTTCACGTGTAATAGTACTTGTCATTTCATTAAAAGTCCATAAATTACTAGGAGTAGCTACAGCATATGGACCTAGAAATGCCATAGCTTGAAATGCATCTCCACTATGACCTGTAAAGTCTGTTTTATATACACCAACATAAGACATAATTCCAGAGAAGTTATCACCATAACTTACATCAGCTCCAGTGTCCATACCTATATGAAAGAAGCTTGCTGAGGGGTTCACAAATGGAGAAGATGTAGTAGTTGATATATTAGAAATAACTGCTCGTGTTTCATAGTTATATGAGTAGAGTCTATGTGTAGTACTGTTAAGGCTTGATGCAGCTACGAATAGCCAGGTATTATTAGGAAGTACTGTTGTAGTAGCATCAGCAGCAACTCCTGTTCCTATCCACCATCTCATTCCTAGACCATTGTTATCTATAGCAGTAAGCATAAATCCAGTCGTGTCAAATGCTCCAAAGGAATATTGAAGAACTACTTGAAATCCTGCTACACTAGAGAGTTTAATAACTGCTGCTACAGCAAAAGGAAATGCAGTAGGTCCATTATTTCTATTTGCTGTTGAGATTCTATCATCTACACCATCAAAGGTTAGAGGCATTTTAGTTTATACTTTCTAATTACGGCCTCACTTGAACTGTAACTACTACACCTGTAATAGGTAAACTAGCCCATCTAGCTTGATTTGTTATAACATAGTTCTCTGCTACTGTTGTTGCTGTGGCAAGATCAGGTTGATTAGTTACATCTAAGTTTATTGTAAATGTAGATAAATCACTAAGAGTAACTAGAGCACTAAATAGAAAGTCTGGCATATCTTTATACCTTATGTAGTAGTGTATGTAAAGTTAACATCTGTAACTTGAGCATCTACTGTTAAGGTGTCAGATGCATTATCAGCATCTCTACCTAACATAACAGTAACCATATCTCCTGCTGCTGCACTATCCATTGTTAAGGTTATGGCAGTAGTTACTAAAGCTTGAGAAGTAGTACCTGCTGCTGTAGTAGTAGTAGCTACTGTATTTAAGGCTTTAGTATTAGGAACCTCTGTAGCACCTGGAGTTACAGCAGCTACAGCAGCTTTAAATATACAATTCTGTGCTGTAGTTCCTGAGGCTCTTTTCCAGTCTATATTTATAATTCCTCCAGAGCTGTAGTCACTAGGGAGTGTGAAAGTAAAGAAACAGTGTTCATCTGTACTAGCATCAAATAAGAGTTCAGTAAAGAATAAAGAAGGTCCATTAGTAGGAGCTGTGCCAGTACTTTTAGCTACTTGAGCTTGACAGTAAGCATTTCCAGAAGTTCCATCAGGAAGTGTTATAGCTCCAGGCCATAATAAGATAGTACCAGTTGCCATTTATATTCTCAACTATATTTATAAAAAGTTAATTAGCTATCTTATATCCACTTATACTTACATCTATATCTGCACCTGTTGTAACAGCTCTAGCAGTAGCAGCGGTATTGGCAGTGGTAATGAATAAAGGTCTACCTCCTGAATTTAAAGAGAATCCTCCACCTGCTGCTGCACAGTGACCTATGATTTTTACAGTAGTTCCATCTCGTATTTCTACTTTACTAGCTACTGTAGCATGAGCATTAGTGGCTAAGATAGAAGTTACTGCAATACGTACACCTACTCCTGCTGCTGCAATAACATCTGCTGCAGTGGTAGTAGTATAGTTAGTAGTTCCATTACTTTGTAGATCATGTACACTTCCCTGGAGAACTACTAATTTACCTAACGTATCGGCTATTAAGTTAACTCTCTGTGCAGAAGTTACAGGAGTTATATCAGTAGTACGTGCTTGAGCACCTATTTTAACAGGATTTCCTGAATCTGTAGCACCACTAGCTATATCTCCTGCTGTATTACTAGCAGTAATAGTTCCTGAGACAGGTTGTGTTACTCCAGAGTTATCTACCTTTACAGCATTACTAGCAGTTACAGTAGCGTATCTAGCTCTAGTAGCTCCATCTTCTATTACATTTACTACAGCCCTATTGGTAGAGATACGTCCTGCTGCTGCATCATTCTCTGTAAGAGCTGTACCTGCTGTATCGTCTAGAATATACCCTGTCATTAAAAGTCTAGTAGTGCCATCTGTAAATCCAGCATTATCTACTAGGGTAGCGTTATCTAGATTTGTATCTGCAATAGTTACAGTAGCAGCAGAAGCTCCTATATTTACATCTAATCTACCACCTACTAATGCAGAAGGAAGAAGTGCGATAAGACTTGTAAGTCTCTGTGCTATTCTTTGTAATCTTCCATTCAATCCACTAGAGGCGGTATCTGTAGATGGAGCAGTTTCAGTAAGTATTCCAGTTCTAGCGTCTAGAGTAGCTTCTGTACTTAGTAAGGAAGTGTTAAGGTTAGTACCTGCATTAGCGGTTATAGTTCCATCTATAGTTAATGATCCTGAGTTATCATCTACATGTACTACGTTTGTAATTGTAGTAAGTGTACCAGAGTCTAATACTGTGTGTAAGTTAGTACCTGTAGCTTGTACTACTGTAACGTTTCCAGTAATACTAGCTATACTTTTTTTTTGACCTGAGGTGTTGATTACTTCCCAGCCATTTACATCTGTGTAGGTTAAGGTGTCATCTACACTTAATACTACTACAAAGAGTTCTCTAATAGTTCCGTTGTCGTTGTATTGAAGAGTTACAGTAGAACTTACTGTATCTCTGTTTCTTATGTTTATATACTTTACAGCTCTTTGTGTACTAGCTCCTGGAGCAGTTACAATAGTTACTGCTGTAGTGTTATTAGATACTCCATTCTGAGAGACAGGAGTATATGCAGAAGAAGTATGGTCTGTGTAGAAAGATACAAAAGGAAGTTGATTAGTAGTTACTGTTCCACTGAGTTTAAATTCTAAACTTCTAGTAGTTGTATCTAGAATTATCATTCTTACGCCCTAAAGGCTAGTCTGTTAAGGACTTGATCTTGTGTAAGTCCACTTCCTGAACTAGATACTCCTGAGTCTTTTATTAACTTACCAGTAGTTCCATCAAATGCTACTAGGTTATTATTTACAGCACTAGCTGGACCTACTACATCTCCTGTTCCACCTCCTATAATAGCTTCCCAAGTAGTAGTAAGTGGAAGTACACCATCTCCTATCTGAGATAAGTACTTACGTGTAGTAGTTACATTAGGATCTACAGTTGTTAATACATCAGGCTTCTTACCTACTAAGATATCTCCTGTACTCATACTTGAGTCTATATTTAATTTTATCTCTATATTAGTAGCATCTATTCCAAAGTCTATAACACTATTCTTAAGTAATACTCCATCTGGGGTTATTAATACTACATCATTTCCTAAATGATCTAAGATACGTAAAGAATGACCTATAAGTCCCATGTTTTACATCTTCCTTTCCTTCTGTAGAGATAGAAATAACTTCCTTTTGTATCTCTTCCTGTTCTACTACAGGAACATCTTTAGTAACTATAGGTATAGGCTCATCTACATCTAGAGTCATGTAGAATTCTATCTCTCCATATATACTATGGGCTATGGATTTTATAACTCTTTCAGACTCTTTAATAGCATTAGATTTTACTTCTATAGAATATATTAATCTACGATTTAACCTACGAAAGGCTAATTCTCGTTCTTCTAGAATAAGAGTATCATCTGTTAAGGAGTTACGTAATCTTGTAAGCCTTTCTAATTCCTCATTAAGTTCAGTAAGATTCATGATGCATAATCCATAATTCCTAGAGATACTAACACATCATTAGCAGCTCCAGTAGTAGGAGAGCTACCTGTAAGTGTAACTTGTAAGGTGTTGAGTGTCAAGTCTAGTATAGTTAGGTTGGAGATATTCTTTACTATACTAGTATTTGTAGAGAGAAAAATACTACTAGTAGATACATGAGTGTTATTAATTCTTACTAGCTGTAATGTAGATACCCAATCTGTGTTATTTAACGTTACAATACCAGAGTCTAGTAAGGGAGTATTTACTAAGTTAAAGTGAACTCTCTTATCGTTTCCATTACTTGCAAAGTGACCAGAGGTATATAGAGTTATGCTCTGTCCATCTTGAGATAGACTGTTAGAAGGAAGTGAGAAAGAAATAAGAGTACTTTCAGTAGTCCCTGCAGAGTTTCCTAGAGGTGTAGGAAAAGTAAGAGATAATAACCTACCTGTATTTCTTACCCTTTGACCACTATTTCCTAATGGAACTGTAATATCTCCTGCACTCCAGGTTCCTGTATGGATATTTCCTACTACAGTAATACTTTCTTGACCTTGATATGTAGGATCTATATCTATTAAAGATACCTCACCACCAGTACCTAGAGTAGTAGATCCTGTAGATTGTATTCTATTAGATACTCCTCTTACAAAGAGTCCAGTAGAAGCTAATAGATTTAAATCTACAGTTAAAGTACGTTGATTAATCCCACCTGAGATAGTAAATCCTACATCTTGAGCTGCTAATACTAAGTTTGAGATAACAGTAGCAACAGAGTTTACACTTTCTACACTGTCTTGAAATTGGTTATTTATACTTTGTAGGTAAGAATTTAAGCTCCTTTCATTATTAGAAAGTAAGTGGATAAGTTCTTGAATGGTAGGGTTATTTTTATAGAGCAAGGTATCATAAGAATCAAAATGTGGAACTGCTAGTAGAGAAGGCATTTATTTCTTCTTCTCTAATAGTCTAAATAACTTAACAGCTAGAAATCCTACATAGACATATATAATAGCTGTAGAGTAGTATATAATCTTAAGGAGTCTTTCTTCCATATACTTCACACCCTTTATATTCTACCTTTGAAGAAGCTTCCCATTCTGCATGTACACCTATAAAAGACCCAGCTTCATTAAATCCATGGTATTCATTAGGAAAGGTTTGTGTTAAGTCTATCCTATCAGTTTCTAAGATATCTCCATTAGTTTCTAAGCCGTTACTTATTAAAGGAGAAAGATCTATAAAACCTCTAGTGTTATCTCTTGTGGTGTATAACTCAATAGTAGGCTTATAAATTCCAGAGTTATCAGTTTTAGCTTTACCAGTAGAGATACCACCTTGATCTACTTGACTTACAGGTTTAAACAATCCAGTACTAAATTTACAAGTAAAGTTTCTAGTACTATCTTTATATGTATCCTCATCTAGAAGGAATGCCCTAGGTGGAAATACATCACTAGACGTATCAGGAAGTAGAGAAGAAGAACCAAATACTACAGGACTTACTATGTCTTTAAATTTACGTATTGATAGTCCATGTGAGACAGCAAAGCTAGAAGTTCCTAGGAAGTATGAAAAAGTAGAAATACCAGCAGTAGGATATGGAAGGTCAATAATTAACATTCCTTTACAAGCTCCTGTATCTCCTATCCTTGGATACCAGAAGGTTACTTCTGATAATTTATAATTATAAACACCAAATACATTCTGTAAGTAGTTTCTATCTATTTCTTTTCTAATAAAAGGCCATACTCCATCACATATCCATTCATGATTTGTACCGTTAAATATACCTACTCTTCCTGTAGGTGTCATACGTATTTGTGATCCATTTACGTTTATAACACTATTAGGACAACATGGACCTTCGTATTCACCTCTATGTTCAAATCTAAAGGCTTGTGAAGAAGGACCACTCTGAGCTATAGCAGCGTATATATTTCCTTCCTTATATACTGTATAATTTAATACTCCTAGAGGTGAAATAGCAACTAAAGGATCTGTAGTTTGTGTAAGAATAACTTGATCTAAAGCTGACCAGGATGTAAAGGCTGGAAAGGAGTTGTTAATTACTGAAGACCATGCTATTGTAAAAGGAGGTTGCATTACTACTATTCTATCGAAGGATACGCATATATCTCTAGCTATAGGAGAAGGTAAGCTACCACTTTGTAAGTTAGTAATAGTAGTTAATGGACCTAAGTTAGTACTTTGACTAACCTGTTGAGTTCCATTAGCGTATAGTAAGTAAATACTACTCCCTTGTTGAAGCATACACATTCTTATGTTATATAGAGAAGAACCTTGTATTACATATGTAGCAGGAAGGATAGTCCATGTATTAGAAGTATCTCTTTTAGTCCATATATTTTGTAATGAGCTACATATTAAGAACTTAGAGTTTGTAGTAGTTATAAACTGTATACTTCCTAGTATTTTAGTAGTAAGTGCTGGATCAGGACTTAAAGGGTCTAGAAATTGAAAAGTATCAAAGTCTAATAAACCAGGTCTACTACGTAACTTTCCTTCTATTAATGATACGTTAGAAGAGTCCTGTAAAGTATCTTCTGGAATTAAGTGGGAAGGCAGAGTTTTCCATGTACCTTTAAAGGGAGGGAGAAAAGTTTTTAATAACTCTGCACTACTATCTAACTGGAAGGTGATCATTCTTTTTTAAACTTCTCTTTAATTCCGTCCTGTAAGCTTAAATGATCTAGCTGTGTGCTTACAACGAATAATCTTTCAGATATACTAGTAACTCTAGCTTCTAATACTTTATTACTGCTCTCTACATTAGAGAGTTTAGCTGTCAGTTCAGCGTGTTTAACTACAAAGTCTAGCTTATCAGGAACTATACTAAGAGTACCATTTTCTAGATGTCTTACCTTTTCAGAGTTAGCAGAACTTAAGATTTCTAAAGCTCCTACTCTAGTATTTATACTCAATATTGCATTAATAAGAAATCCTAGAATTAAGATAAGAACTGTAGCAAATATTCCTAATAACCAAGTAGTTAATTTTCCATTTCCATTTATACCTTCAGCCATTACTTCTCTTTTAGACTTTGTAATACTGAAGAGTTAAAAGGACCTACAGTACTTAGTTGAAAGCCTGTAAGGTCTCTGTAGTCCTTACTTCCATACCTTTGTGTAGAAGCTAAAGTTCTACCTTCTAAATCTTGAGCAACTCTACTCCACCTAGCAGAAGCTACATTTACAATCTGTTGAGATGTAGCATCTATTTTATCATACTTCTGTAAAGTCTTTAACGCAGCACTCTTTACAGCTTCTACATCTTTTAAATCTGTACCTAATATACTCTCTGTTACAGCTTTACTTCTATTTATATTATTAATTTCCTGTACTAGAGATTGCATATTACTTTGCCATACAGGTAGGTCAAGGTTATTTTGTTGTTGAGCATTACGTAGAGAAGCATTCTGTTGGATGTTTGTATTACTTCTACCTACAACTCTATCAATATCTCTTTGGGTGGTATATTCTTTCCAATCAGGTAGAATTTGTTCTAAACCTTTATTCTTTATAATAGCTCCAGCTTGACCTTGAGATATAGCTTTTGTATTTACTAAGGCTTTTATAAATTCAGGATCCTGTGAAAGTTGATAAGATAAAACAGAATCAGAAGGATTAGTAATTCCATATCCTTTACCTTTAATTCCAAATACTATATTCTGTGTGTCATGAAGGTTGTCTATAAAGTCTTTAAATACATCATTATACTTACTAGAACCTTCTTGTAGGTTACTTAAACTTGTAAGGTTAGTTCTTAAAGACTGTATAGAACTAGCAAAGTTTCTCTTAACATCATCTCCCCCACTAACCTTTACATAATCTAACATTCCTTTTATAGAAGTGTTAAGTCTATCCTGTCCTACTTTCTGTGCTACATCTTGCATCTCTTTTAAAAACGCACTAGGATTCTTCTGTAAACTACCTGTCACTCCATACTTATCCCATATATCATTAAACCCCTGTAACATTCTATTATATTCATCTTGTTCTCCTATTGCATCTCTACTAGCACTTTGAGTAGCATTCTGTGAAGCTTCTAATCCTTGTTGTTTACTAAGAAATTTATTCCACCCTGCCATCATGTATTGTAATCCAGTAGTAACTCCACCTATAGCTATAGCTTTCTTTGAGGAATCCATAAAAGATGCATTAGGATCAAAGATTTGATCTAATGCTAGACTAGAACTAGCAAGTCCTACAGGCATTCCAAAGGCTTTAAGAGTTCCTTGTAGAACTGTAGGTGCTAGTTTCTGCATTACACTTCCTGTAGCTTTTCCCATAGGTCCACCACCTAACATTAACATCATAGCTACAGGATCATTAATAGTATTCTTTAAATAATCACCAAATGCTTTTACACCACTTCCATTTTCACTAGGATACATTCTAGTTTCTATGCCTGTATCAGTTTGTACATTCCTTCCTTCAGGAGGTGTAAATCCAGGACCTACTATTCCTTGTACAGTAGGATTACTTTGTATACTTTGTATACCTTGTGAAATAGGAGCTGCTATATATTGATCATACATACTTCTAGTATGAGAAGCCATATCTCCTATAGAACTTACTTGTCCTGGTTGAACCATTATACTTTTTTCATTACTAGGATCAAAGCTTTGTTTACCTGTACTCATGTATTGATCTAGAGAATTAAACGCCTCATCATCTGTAAACTCACTCCTACTATACATAGAATAAGGAGTACCATCATATGTAAAACTTTTAGTAGGCATCTTTTTCTTCCATATACTTCTCTAACACTTTACTACTTAATAACAACAAAGGATCATAGTAGAAAGCCTTCTTCCTTATCTCTATACAGTCTTCTATAGAAAAGTTCCAATAACAGAACTCCTTACAGTCCCTATGGTAGCGATCTTTATTTATTTCTCTGTATTGCATTACATCTTTCCTAGCCACTGTAATATAAAAGCTGTAAGAATTCCTACACCTACTAGAAATGAGAATAGATATATCAACCCTTCAATAGTATCTACTATAAAATTTCCTAGCCTATTCATTTTCTTGCCCTCTACACTTTCTAACCTTAATAAATATAAGAATGTAAAATATAGAAATAAAAGGTAGACCTAGTTCTAAAATCCCTACCTGTCCTATATATAAACCACTCCCATACCCCGTTGTGGTTTATATCGCATATCCTATCCTCTCCGGTAAACCATTATACTCGATGTGGAAAATCTGTCTAGTCAGTATTTGTCCTACACCTCTTGTAGGATAAGTCCTACATTTTTTACTTGACACTGTAGGACAAACACTTACTACACAAATGTATAGTAGTCTCGACCATTTGATGTACAGATGTGCAGGTAATGGTCTCATGGACCTACAGCCTTAAACTTACTCCTATCCAACCTACCCTTCACTCCTTCTAACTTATCTATATCTAATGCATTTCCTTTTTTCTTCCTTATACTCCCCTCACCCAGAGGTTCTACACTTTCTCCTCCTGTTACATCCCTTCTTTCCATTGAAGAACCAGGAGTTCTAGATTCTCTTTCTCTCTTTATATCCGTAGAACTAGGTCTACCTGGAGATACACTCCCCTTAGTAGTCCCTAGTATCCCCCTTATCCCTGCTAATTCAGTCTCATACACACTATCTAATGCACTTAATATCCCACTAGGCTTAGCATTAGGACTTGTAATATAGTTCTTTAAAGCTGCAATACTAGCATTATCTTTACCACTAGGATTAGCTATTAATTCAGTCATCTGTCCCATTACTGCTAGAGCTGAACTTAGTCTCTGCCTATCTTCACTTCCTACCGCTCCACCACCTGCTGTTATAGATGTAAAAGGAATAGGTAGTCCTTGTTGAAAGTACGTCTTAGCTATATCCCACCAGGCACTATATTTCTCTGGATTCTTAAATACAGGATTAGTAAGAACCTCTTCCTTTACATGATCATACATGCCCTTAAATTGAGGATATATCTCCAATCTCTTTCTCTGTTCATCTGGAAATGTTTCTGCATGCCATCCACCTCTATTTAACTCAGCATTACTCATTCCTGATGGACTTCTCTGTAAATTTCCATCCTCATCTAACTTATATCCCACTAACTGTTCTTGAGGTCTACTCTCATACTGTGCTTTATTTATAGCTGTTTCTTTACCATATGTCTCTTGAATATTAGCCTGAGCTTCTGCTTGTCTAGCTTGTTGATATGGACTTTGAGGTATACTACCTTGAGGTTGATTAACTGTTACACCTCTATTTCTAAGAATATTATCATGCTGCTCTTGAGATATCTCACCATTCCTTAACATCTCATTAGCTTCAAATATAACTCTTTGTTGAGCTATATTCTGTGTACTTCCTTGTTGTGGTACACCTTTCTGTACTCTACCTTGTGGTGCTTTACTCTGTATATTACCTTGAGGCTGAGTACTACCTTGAGGTCCTTGAGGTTGAGCATCAGGAGATAACATCTGACCTTCTAAACCAGGAGGTAGATTCATCTTAGTTCTCTCTGATACTGGGAATTGACTAAGTCCTACATTATACCCAGCCTGTCCACTTATAGCCTTATTCATAGCATTAAAAGCTAGACTCTCTCCATTAGTAGCTTTTCCTGTAGTTACTAATGTTTGTAATCTAGCATACTCTTGTACATATTCTGGACCTAATTTTGCAATAATAGCATCTTGAGTAGGCTTAGGTAAAGTCTCAGCCTTAGTAGCTTCAGGAAGAGGATATTGTTGCTCAGGTTCTCCAGTCTGTTTGTTAATAGTTGTAAGTACTCCGTTTATTACTTGTGAGTTATTAGCATACATATCTACAGCCTTAAGAACTGTATCTTTATCCTGTAGTAAAGTATTAGGATCAGAGAAGTACCTATAACCAGCAGTACCTTGCTTTACTCTTCCACTTGTTAATAATCCACTTATTAAAATCTTATTCTGTTGAACGTTATCTTGTCTCTTCGCTATTTCATTAGTAAAACCTTCATAAGTCTTAGCTGCATTAGGACTATATCTTGTTAATGGCCCTAATTGGTTTACTAACTTCTGTGCTCCTGTAAAGTCTCCTGCATTTAAAGCCTGCCTATATGCTATATTAATATTACCAATAATAGGTTCTATCTGTTCTTGCATGACTCTTTGTCTGTATTGATTTACTGCATTACCACTTTTATCTAGAAGTCCTAATAAAAGCATCATCCCCATACTAGGTTTATGAATATCTTGTATCTGAGATTGAACACCTTTACTACTTTCACTACTAGGAGTTACAGAAGAAGGTTCAGGCATACCTGGATAAGAGATAGGAATATTAGATGAAGTTCCAGTTGGATATGGAGCACCTCCACCTTGATAACTAGAAATAGGCTGCATACTAGAGTTATCAGTAAGTGCCTCATTACCTTCTACAAGAGGAGCAAGCTCAGAGTCTATACTTTGTAGTCCAGGCATATATTCTCTCTACCCTGCTAATGCTGCAGCAGTACCACCACCACTACTACCACCTAGATAACTTGTCACTATACCAGTATTTCCAGTACCAGATGTTTTCTGTGTAGGACCTGGAGTATAAGGAGTAGCATTCATTCCACTTATAAATCCTTGTAGTAAATTCTGTAAAGTTCCTGATGTGGCTTGTCTCTGTAAATCAGAAGCGTTAACTCCTTGTAATCCTCTACTTAACGCTGCATTTTGTAACTCAGTAGACACCCCAGGATATGCTTGATTTATTCCGTATATATTAGAAAGATACTGAGATCCTAATCCAGCCTGAGCTTGTTGATTTTGACCCATTAAACTCTGTGCACCTTGATTGTATCCTGAATATGCATTGTTATATAAACTTTGTAATCCACTACCATACTGACCATAAGCTTGTTGAGTAAGTTGAGCCATTAACTGTGCAATAGGTAATGATATACTAGCTGCACCTTTAGCCTGAGCTTCTTCATTAGCTCCACTTCTTCCTAGACCCATTAATGAATTCTGATTCTGTATCTGTGGACCAAGTATTTGATGGAAGTAATCATTACCAGCACCTAGTAATTGTGGTTGTAAATTCTGTAAAGCTCCTAAGTTCTGTCCTAGTGTAGCATTTAACATTCCTCCACCTTGACCAAGTTCACTTTGTAAGGTATTACTTAAATTCTGAGAGTTAGCATTTGTAAGACTATTTAATCTATCTATTTGACCAGTAGGATCTATAGAGCCTAAAGCTTGATTAAACCAATCTCCAGGCTGCATACCAGGTACAGCACTTAAATTTATTGCATTATTTATTAAAGAAGTAGTATCTCCTGAGAATTGACTACTCTGCATGTATTGAGGTATAAGATTCTCAAATCCTCCTACAGCTCCACCCATGTTTAATAAATTACCGTATCTTAACGTATTAAGAGCTTGAGTAGTAGGATCTAGTTGAACTTGTGTAGTTTGATTATTCTTAGTACCTGTAAGTCCAAATCCTTCTTGACCTAGTATATCACCAACATTTCCACTAGTAATACCACCAGCTATTCCACCACCAAATAGACCACCTGAACCACCCATTATTCTACACTCTCTTGTATAGATTTAATATCTTTCTGCATAAGTATATGTACGATGGAGAATCCATACTTACGCTCTAGACCTCTATATTCTTCCCTTTTAGTATTAAGTACCATTTTTATAATATCTGGATGGTCTTTTTTTATACTCGTACATATGTAAGTTTCTAGATCTTGTGCAAAGGTATTGTCTCTCTTTCTTTCAGCCTCTACTTGTTCTATATAAGCTACTGTTCCTAGGATATTTACAAGAGCATGAGAGACTATAGAAGACTCTTTAAGTTCTACAAGACAGTATAAAGTTCTATCTCTCGCTACAAGACGTAACATTCTGTTTGTAATCTCAGCTTCATTACCATCATTCTCCATAGCTATTCTATATATACGCTCATAGATATCATGATATAAATACCTCCATATACTCTTAGAAAGATCTACTTCATATATCATTCTTCATTCCTTTTAATACGTACACCATTTGGCAGCTCATTACTATTTTCTTCTTGAATTCTACTTACTACATTATCTATTATATTTCTTCCATAGAGAATATCAAGAATCATGCTTACTTTTACCTTAAGTTCCATAGGTAAAGTTTTAAAATACTCTATACACTCAAGTTCTCTATTATTAGTCTCTACAAGTCTCTCATCTATTAACTTATAAATATTCTCTATTGCTTTTTCTATATCTTCATAAGAATCTACTTCATGTAAGAATAACTTTACTACTTCACCTGAAGCCATATTCTTAGAAAACTCTATAGCAGTACCTTCTCCTAAGTTTATAGGTCTAGTATCTAAATAGGGGTATATAAGACTAGCAGCATGTTCTGCTACTATAAACTCTTCAGGGCTTAAAGAATCAGTAAGGTCTGTATCTTCAAATAACCTATACATCTGAGTATTTGCTCTTTGATCGCATACTTTTAAAGCACTGTATACTCTATCTTTAAGGGAAGTAAAGTCATCTGTATCATTAACTATAATTTGTATATTTTCATCAGCCATTGTGAGATATCTACTTACTAAAGCTTTATACTTCACTTGTACTTCCTTTATATATAAAAGTTAAAACCCCGTATTTCTACCAAAGGGTATATATTGTGGAATGGGTATATTTTCTCTGCTTAAATCAGCATTTCCTACTCCTCCAATACATGAGTCTTCAAATACATTAGAAGAGTTAAAAGCTGCTTCTGATACCTCTACCTTTCTATATTTACTCTTAGCAATTACTGCTCCTTCTTTAATTATATAACACCTATTAGCTCTAGGAAGGAAAGGTTCTCTAAATTGTTGCATACACATCTGGTCTTGTTTTAATAAAGAGTTAAATAAATCTTTCTCTGATATATCTAACTCTATATCTCCTGGACCATATGTTCCACTAGAAAGATTATGACCAAAGTATAGAGTACCTTTTAACTTCTCAGGTACTTCTACTTTAGTCTTCCTCTTTCTACTCTTTACTGACTTAGAAGGTTCTACTATTCCTAAAAGATTTATAGTATCTTCATGAGCTTGTATATCTTGCTCAGTACTAGGAGGAGAAACTTTAAATCCAAGCTTTAATAGAGTTTCTAAAGCTTGTTGAGGAGATACTTCTACTACCTTAGCATCTCTTTTCTGTATCCCTTCAAATACAGATAGATCTTCCTCAAAGATCTTTTTAGGTTTAGTAGGTTTCTTACTAGGCATTTTTACTATCCACCACAATACGAAGCTCTATTTCATACATACTCCCAGGTATAAGAGTATTAAATAGGTCTGGACTACTTACATTTACAGAGAACTGACCTGAGGGAAAAGACATATTACATTCCTCTCCACCAGGAAAACCTGTAAATAAAAGCTCTAATTTATCAGAGAATGCTTTTTTAGTTATACTAGCTAGAAACGCTCTACACTTCATATCTCTCCTTAAGTAGTAGGTAGAAATGCTCCTATAGAACTTACAGTTTCAATACGAATCATAAAGTTCTGGTCCTGTACAGCACATTTAAACATAGTTTTAGTACCTACTTTACGTCCTTGAGCAATAGGATTAGAATAGGAAGCTCCAGGAGGAGTTATATAAGACTGCATAGACATTGCATTGAGCTTTACACGTGCAAATGCATTCTTACCTAACATCCATGCCATGAATATCTCTAATCCACTAGCAGGAGCAGTAGGAGCTATAGTCTCTGTACCTGCAGGCTGAGTAGTAAGGATATAAGAAGTATTAGGAAGTCCTCTACTTACTAATTTAAAAGGTATAGTAGCACCTACTCTTGTGAGGTAGATATCGTATGAATACGAAACAGCAGTAGGAGTAGTTACTGTAATACTTCCTGTGGTAATAGATGCAGATACAGCTAAGTTAGCACTGTTCTGAGAGATTCTACGTTCATAATCACTTGTAAGATCTCTTGCTACAACTACTACTTGATAGTTTCCTGTTGCTAATGCTCCACCTGTATCTGTAACAGTAGCTCTAGCCTTTACACTTGTAGCAGCGGAGCTATCAGGAGCAGCTTCTCCACGGTATATAGGTAGAAAGTTACCTCGTACAAAGTGTCCACCCATGTATATACCTATCTCAGCATTCTCTAACTTACGTACACGTGCAAAGTTAGAACTATTCTGAAATACGGTATCACTGAGAAGCATATCAGCTTCTTGTTGTGGCTGGACTACTACTCCATAGAGACCACCTTCAAATTCAGGAGCACCTAAAGCACGTAGTTGAGCTGTAGCACTTACAAGTGTAGAAGTAGTTAACCTGTCAGTTTTAGGACTTCCACTATTTACTATAGAAGCTCTAGTAGTAACTCCTGCATTTCCATAAATAACAGTAGTACCTGTATTTAGTAAAGTATTAGCCATTTCTCTTTCCATAAGTTCAGCAATGGCTAAGGAACACCTATCAATAGCTATTTGTAGAATGGGGTGAGTAATAGTTATAAGTCCTACATCTGTCAGAAGGGCTACAATACCCCACTGTTCAAGAGTAACATCTACAAAAGTGAAACCAAGTGCTACAGAATCAGGGGGTACACCTTCTACTAGCTGAGCATTAGGAATGTTAAACCTGTTATACCTTACAATACGCATTGTTTTAGACATATAAGCTTCTAGTTCTCTATCATCAGCAAACTGACCTAATGCTAAGTTCCTTTCAGATAGTTCATACATCCTCTTAGTAATCATTACATTAGGAGCATCATTGGCAAGGGACTGGAAGTTGTTAATTACATCAGCCATCTCTAGAATTCCTTTGTAAAACCTTAGTAGACATTAGAAAAGAGTATATATGTGTGGTATATATACTCTTCTTAGACCACACTTTTAGTATACATTTCTAAACTCTTTAAGCTAGTAAAATCTCCTCCTATTATTAAGGTACAACCTGTAGATCATTTATAGGTGAAATTGAAAGAGATGCTTGAGCTTGTACAGTGTTACTAGGTATAGATTCTAGTCCTGAAGAGTCTAAAGCTGTTGTTTGGTAGCAATAGATAACTCCATCTACAACTGAACCATCTGTAAAGCCTTGTAGAGGAAGGGCTATATCTCCTATAGGAGTAAAAGAGCCTACACAGGAATCTTGTCTGTACATACGAAAGCCTACTGCAGGGTCAGTACTTTGTGTATAATCCCACTGAAGAGTTATTGCAAGTGCGTACACATTTATAGGAATTAAAGATAAGAGCAGTAAATAGTATAGTTTCTTCATATTCTACTCCTTTCCTTCTACACGTATGTAGTCTCCATAAGGAGATTCTTTACCTTCATGTATTATTGTTATAGTGTAACAGTATGTTTTACCTTTTTCAGATGATATGTCTGTAAAAGTATCTGCAGGGTAGTATACAATCCCTCTTAGTAAGTAATGACCTTCACAGTTATCTTGACGGTAGATATGAAACTTTACCTCCTTTACCTTCTCTATCTGCATAGGTAGACCTTTAGGATAGTTCCATTGCAGAGTAAGAGATTCTCCAGGGATAGAGAGTAAAGAAGTAAATAGAAATGTACTAAAATAGTAAAGAACCAAACTCTTCATTAATCTTATCCTGTGGCATTTTATGAAGTTGCTCAGGAGTAAAACTAGAAATGTTACCGCTAGACATATCTACTCCTCTACGAGCTTTCTCTACTTCCTTCTGTTTCTTTAAGGAACTTTTCTTAATTATTCCTTCTGTGTAGGTACCTTTGCTTTCCTTTATATATTGACCTAAAGCAAAGTCAACTATATCTGTACGTGGAATACCCCTACCTTGTTTTAGAAGGTTAGTGAAGGTAGATTCTAGCTTCTCACGTACTGCTTTCTTAGCTTTATTTAACTCTACAATTCCATCCTCTGTATTAGAATCTCCAGGTAGGAGTTCATCTATCTCCTTCAACCAGTAGTCAGAAGTGTAGAAATCTACCTTATCCTCTGCTGCATCAGCACGTAGAGTAGCCTGAGAGGTCTTCTTATTAATTCTAGGCTCTAAAATTTCATCCCAAACATCTTTAGGCTCTTCTCTTACATTTGTATTACTTTGCTGTTGAGTACCCCTTTGAAGTTCAGAGAAACCTTCCTTTAATCCTTGACCTATAAGCTCCTTTAACTTAGCTTCATCTAGGGTAGGTTTACTTTCTTCTACACTTTCATTTTCTACAGTCTCTTCTGCCATACTATGCAATCCTCTTTACATGAACTTGTACATTTCCAATAAAGGAGGTAACTGTACCACCTACGTTTACTCCTAGAATCTGTCCTGGTCCAGCTTGTGTAGGAGTAGCTATTAAAGTTCCAAGGACATACTTAGAGTTGTTACCAGCAGTAGATCCACCTATTGTACCAGTAAGTTGTGTAGTACCGCTTCCAATTGCAGTTCCAGAAGCAGCCCACAGTAGATCAAAGGTAATAGATGTTCCTGCTGCTACTTGGTAGATAAGTGCAGCATCTACTTGCCAGATACCTTCTATTACTGTAAAGAGTGGATATGCACCTGCTGCTGGAGCGGTATTACATGGAAGGAAGAGTTGATCTTTATCATGGAGGATATTAGCGTCCTGCATGTATTTCGTAGGAGATACAGCTTTAACTCCAGCTTGTAGAGCCTGCCAGAATACAGTTCCTAAACCTGTATTAGTACCTGGACGGGCTATAGCATCATAGGATTCCTGTTGCATACCCATTTTTATATCTCCTTATCTTTAAAGATTAAAACTCTGTATCACTCATATTACTCTTCTGGAACTTTACATTCTTTGTCTTACTCCTACTATTATCCATACTTCCTTTTTTCTGCTTATTCCTTCCTGAATGAGAAGTAGCAGACTTACGTATTTTATTAGCTTTCATAGCTTCTTTTCCATTAGACATATTACTGGACATTTCCTTTATTCCCTCCACCTTGTAGAGATTGTAAAGCTTGTTGTATCTGAGGAGGTATACTACCTTGTCCGCCACCCTGGAGTTGAGGTTGCATACCTCCTTGCATTCCACCTTGTTGCATACCTGGCTGCATAGGTTGCATAGGTGGAGCATCTATAATTATATCATCTAACCCTTCTTCTCCTACTGAGTAGATAAAGAGAGTTTGTATTAAAGAAGCAAAGTTAACTTGTTTACCTTGACTTTGTAAGAGTTGAATAGTTTCTGGATTAGTTAAGATTTCTAGTAACTTCGTTAAAGAGTCAGCTACTTGTTGAGTATCTCTAAATTCTAGAGAACACTGCCATTTAAAGGTGTAGTTACCACGTAGGTCTAGTTTATTAAATACTTTAGGAAGATTGCCAGCTTTTCCTGGTATCTTTATGAGTTGAGAAGTAGGAATATATTCTAGAGTTACATGGTAGATATCTCCTATACCAGGAGTTAGTAGAGATTCTTCTATACATGTAGCACTATCTTCTGTATCTGCTAGGGATAAGTTAACTAAGTTATTCACTGCAAATCCAGCTCTAGGCATATTTCTACCAGGCTGACCTTCTGCTATAGTTCCTCCATTTCCTCTATCCATTAAGCCTAAATATATTTGAAATGCTCTTATTCCCTCAGGTCCAGTATCTTGAATCTGTATAGTTTTAAATATATTGTTAGGATCTCCCTCTACATCCCATATCCTTCTAGGTCCATATACATATTGCTCTGTACGTGTAGCTTGATTTCTATCTCTAGCTATAGGAGGTTCAGCTACTACACTTCTGTTACTTTCTACTTGACTTAAAGCATTATTAGCTAGAGTTTGTAGAGTTCGTATATCATCCATTTGAGAGGAACTTGTATAAAGTTCTCCAGGTAGAGGTCTTTCATTAGCCCAGCGATATAAAGGAGTATTCTCCTCTTCATCTAATCTTACAAGACATGGTTCTTGAGTATTGTAACATATTACAGTATAGAACCACTTTCCTCCTAATCTAAAATATACCTTACTACCTTGAAAGAAAGCATTACTACGTTTAGTAAAGGAGTCTATAAATTCTTTACTCTCCTTTTTTAAATCTTATTCTGTTTTACGTTTATAGTTACCAGTACCATGCATAAAGTCTGATGGACTACTTAATCCAGCATATGCTAGACGTTCTATTAAATGGTAAGGCCATATAGGAGTGTGGAGTTTATCACTAGAAATGTAGTCGTACAGAGAATGTTCAGGATCATCTCTATCTACAAAGCTGTAGTAAACTTGATAAGGGATAATTATATCTTGGAAGATAATTTGAGCTTCATCTCTTGTTCCTGCAGTATCAGGGAATATATAAAAGGAAAAAGGATCTATATCTTGTTGATAAGGCCATACTTCATCATTTGTTACTTTTATAGAAGTTCCTAATACAGAGAAGTTATAGAGTTGTAAGGATCTTATTAAAGAGCCTATAAGTCTATTCTTTTCTATCTTTTCTGAATATATAAAGTCTAAGTATGAGTCTACATATTGAGCATTTTCATGGCTGTACATATCTCTTGGGAAGGTTTGAAAGAACTTACTTCTAGGGAGTAAGAGTTTTTTAATTCTAGAGTTACCACGCTCTATAGTCCTACGGGCGTGAGGAATGAAGTAATGAATAGCTCCATCTGATAGAGGTAACATGTAGTTATAGGTAGGCCAACCTCTCCAGGCTCTGTAATTTCCTAACCATTCATTTTCTATAAACTTACGTCTATTACGTACTCCTTCTAGTGGTCCTAAAAGGATGTCTAACACCCACTTCTCATCGTCTTTACTTATGGGCATTTATTTCACACCGATTTATATCTTTTACGACCGTTATATAATCATCAGGAGCGTCTTTATACATTTCCTGTGCAATAGGAAGACAGTCTACACAGGTTAGTATGTAATCATACTCTTTATATCTACTAATGTCAATACTATCCACGTGAGATATCTCCCATCCAAGACCAAGGATACTTAGGATTTCCACTACTTCCGTATAGTTCTTCATACAGAGTTTTCTTTTTAGTTTCTATTTTTATATCCTCTAGATAGGATGTAGACCATAAGAAGTTTTCTAGAGAGTATCTATCTCCATCACATATATCTTCATAATTATGATCTTCTACAGGTTTATCCCCATGAGTTCCATCTTTCTTCTTAGGATATCTATACCCTCCACTATATGCATCTATAAGCATGTAACAGTTCTTATCTATCATTCTAGCAGGGAGGTTACATATACAGAGTTCTTTATGAAGTTTACGTACTCTATTTAAAGATTGTTCAAGACCTATGTTTGTTTTAAACTTAGTGTTAATTCCGTATTCTGTAAGAAGGATACTTCTATCACTCTTTGAGTCCTTATTAGTTCTACTTGTGTTATTTCCTGATTTATCTATACAGAAGTATATGTTGGTAAAGTGATTTTCTAATATAGAGAAATCTATATCTGTAGGATCTCCTGATCTTTCTATTAACATTTCCTTTACTTGTGTATATCTTTCAAGATCAAAGTATGTAGGATAGAAGTCCTGTAGGTGTTGAAGGATTCCTAGTTGATCAGAGTTTCTATAATCTGCTAGTTCGTAAGTAGTTTTATCGTACAGATTAGTAATCTCTGAAAGAGTTATGTAGTGATCTTTATTATATGCACACTTTTTAATTTGACTAAACGTAACACCAGGATGTTGAAATCCAGGATCTATACCTACAAATAGAGGGAGTTCAATATCAGTCTCAAAGGAAGCTACATGTACTTCTGGATGGAAGGTTTCTATTACACGTATACCACCGTAATAAGGAACAGTCTTACCTTCTAGAATTCTACGTATGTCATCTGGGTTGGAATGTGTAGAGGCAATTTCTAATACATAGGAGGATGGGTTATGATCATTTTGCACAGATGTTGTTTGAATGTGTCTATATGTGATATACTTTCCTGTATATGTGTCAGTAGTTGTTGTAAGATTTCGTATTCCTGGTTCTCTCCCGAATAAGGTGTGTAATTCATTGATATTAGGAGGAGGGTTAGTTTCAATAAGGAATCTACGCATATCTTTGTACTGTCCGTTAGGTAGTTTAAAGAACGAAGCATGCTGCCCTCGTAATCTACTTTGTAGTCCACCTACTACTCCTTCTCCACGGAAGATTTCACCAAAGTTATTATTTTCCATTGCATCAGAGACTACTATAAAGTCATATGTAGGTCCCATATATGCAGTCCAGGATTTAGTTTGACCTCTGTATACGATAGATCCATTAGGTAAGTGGCATTCGTTATAGTCTCCTTGGTGTTTGAATCTAAAGAGTTTATCAAAGTTACCTTTAATTATATTTTGTTCACATGCAGCTTTGATGGAGTTCTTAAAGTACTTCCAGAGTGTTTTATTATTATCTGTTAGGTCTTTTCTAAATAAAATACCTTCACTTTCTGGAATAGATATTGCTAAAGCTACTGCTAGTGCTGCATAGAGCATAGTTTTAGCACTTCCTACACCTCCTTGCCAGTATATGTAATTCTCATCTCCTGTAAGTATTTGAGTAGCTATTTCTTCTTGATGTGGGAGCATATGGCGTGAGTTAAATAATGGACATGTAGGTTTTATACATATAGGAAAGAGGTTATGTAAAGACCACATTATTCATCTCGATTCTTGGCACAATAACCTTTATCATGGTCACAGTATGTATGTAGTTCTAAAGGAATAACAAATGCAGCAGGGTTATTTTTAACTTGGTCTACCATTTTTAAGAAATCTTCTTCTGTAAGAATATGAACTAGAGCTATATCTGGATTCTTAATACCTACTGTTATAAAATTTCTGTCTATACCTTTGAATTTATTGAAATATACAGTCATTTACTCTACACTCCTTTTAACTGTATCTAAAAGAGTACGTCCTGCTATATCCCATATAACATCAAATTGAGAGACAAAAATAGTCTTAGGAATGTATGTAACTTTAGAGTACGCTCTTCCTTCTAGTTCTATGGTAACATCTACTTTATAACTATCAGCATTAAATCCTGAATCTGTGAGGTCTATAAGAAGTCTTATCATCTTTTATTCTTTACCTTCTTTTAAATTACCATACTTATCAAGTATTCTATTAGTAATACTTATAGGGTCTATTTCATACTCTTCTTCTATCTTATAAGGGGAAGAAAACATCTCTGTAGGAATATTTATTTCTTCTTCTCTTTTAGTTTCTATATTTTTATCTAAGATATACTTAAGAACAGAGATTATTTGAGTACCTGTAAGATTTATAACTCTATTTTCTACCGTAATAGTTCCTTTAGTAATAGCTTCTTCTAAAAGAGAATAAGAAAGTTGACTCAGGTCCATATTTTCCTCTATAATGAGTAGAGACTTATAAAATACTTACTTCTAGACTATAAGTATTATGATTTATTTATTATTTTCTTGTATTTTTCTTAATTTTGGTTTATACTCTCTCTTAGTTTGTTCTTGATAAGAGATTATACTTATAAAAAAGAAGGAAGTCAATGGATGTTATAAAGAATTTTGTAGTAGTAAGTAGAGATGTATTTCTAAATGATCTGCTAGATACTATTTTAGAGAAATATGCTATTTCAGACAATAGATCAGAGTCTTATAAGAAGGCTAAGGATAGAAATTACTTACGTAGAACAGGAAATAGAAGAGGAAAGTATGAGTATAAGGGAAATAACTAAAGAAGAGTTAGAGTTATTAGAAGCTTCTGATGTGTGTTTGAACTGTAATCATAGAGAAGTATTACATAGCGATACAGACTGTAATGGAATTTTATGTCAAGTACTTACATGTGACTGTACAGATTTTATGAGAGAAGGAGAGTATTCTGAGTGGTCTATTGAGAAATATGAGAGACTAAAGAAGTATAGAGAGGTGGAAAAGCCTTTAGAGGATACTTTATACAGAATGCTAGGAGATATTACGTTAAATAAGTTTTCTAAAGAAATAGGAGTAGAAGAAGATAAATGGAAAGTAGATGGAAGGACTGTACATATAGTAAAGCATAATAGATTTAAACTTCCTGAGTAATAGAAATGCAAAAGTATCCAGTATTAGGAATGAAGAAGGTTTTATATGAGTTTGAGAGGTTGATATTCTGGTCTCATCTTTATGGATATTGGATAACTTTAAAGGATAAGGAGAAGGTGTATATAAAAAGGAAGTTAACTTTAATTATCCAGAAGTATATTCTTAAAGAGTTATGGGTTGCTATTGCTAAGGATATATTAACTCAGGAGAGTATTAGAATAGACTCTCATGTTTATGTTTATCTTAATAAGTATGTGTTTCATGGAAATACTAGAAAGTTTTTAGTGTTTCTACAGGATGTGTTAGATAATGGAAAGTGAAGAGATTTTAAAGTTATCTAAAAGGATTTATAGGTTTCTACACCGTAGAAATTGGTCTCCTCCAGAGATAGAGGATCTACATTCTTATATGTTGTTAAAAGCTCTAGATGGAACTTCAAAGAACCATAATTCTTTTAGGTTTATATACTTTGACGCTGTTAAGAGTCTCTTTCCTATAAAAGAGAGGGATAATGATACAGTAGAAAATAATATAGATAGAATTGTATATGAATATGATTTTGATACTAAGATACAAGTACAAGAGATATTAAAGAGAATACCTAAGAATGATAGAATATGTATACTGAAGTTTATGTATGATCAAGATAAGAGTAGTAGTGTAGGGTTAGATATGAGAAGAAGAAGAATATTTACAGAGATAAGAGAAAGGGAAGAGTTTTAGTATGGACTTACAAAAGACACTTACTACAGCTACTTTTGATCCACCTCAAAGTAGTACGATAAAAGCTCAAGATACTGTATCAAGTCAAGATCCGGGTAATAGTAGTTATCCTGATTTGGTGTTAAAGGATCAACTTAATTCTATTTTAGACTGGAGTGTAGGTAGAAGTGTATTTACCCTAAGGTATGTACTTCTAGATATTCTAAAAGCATGGGAGAATAGATTACAGAGGTATTAAGTATGAATATTTCTAGTGTTATTCAAGTGTTAGAGAGTATAGTAGATAGTGAAGGAGATTTAAAAGTCTATAGAGCAGATGATACAGGTAGAGTAAATAGGACACTAGGTACTCCTAGTATTCTTCTAGCAAAGATATTATCTATAGAGAATCCTGTAGTTGTTAATGAGGAACAACTAGAAGAAGCTGTAGAAGAGAAGTGTGTCGTTATTATGTAAAGGGAGAATATGTCAGAAGATACGAGGTATAAACATACTTTATTTAAGTGTGATAGGTATGCGTGTAGTTTTATATGCTACACTTTAAATCAACTACAGGAGCATGTGTTAGATAAGCATTCTTCCACATTTGTACCTAAGTATACAGTTAATGGATTTAAGAAGGAAGTAAGGAATGGTTAAAAAGGAGTACCAGAGATTTAAAGGAAAAGGTTATAGCCTTAATGATTTAATACACTACATTAAAGGTATAGAGGATGTAAAGATGAGTACACTAGAAACATGTAAGAGAAATTACTATAAGTTGTATACCTATACAGGTGTAACATGTAGTGTTATTAGGTTATGTGAGAGGCATAACTTAGAGATAGCTCAGGAGTTAAATGAGCATCAGAAGCAGCCTAAGCTTTTTACAAAAAGAGTTAATACGTTATTTGATAAACCTGTAGTCGAGGAAAGTAGGCAAGGGAAGACTTTATGTTTAGTATGTGAGGTTGTATAAGATATGGAACTTCAGGATAAGGTTAGTAAAAATAAGAGGAAGGAGTATTTAAGAATCATATGTAGAGGAGTAGGATTAGAGACACATCCTAGAAATGTGTGGGATTTATTTATCAATGTGAGTGTACTTATGTATAGGATGTTTCAATCTAGGTAATAAGGATTATATAATGCTACTATCAGAGTTTATTAGTAAACTAGAAGATCTAGAAATGCAAGAAGGAAATATACCAGTATTTATAGATGGAGAAAGGCTTTTTACTATAGAGGTTATTGTAGGTATTGAAACAGGAAGTAAGATTGTATGGATTCAACAAGTAGAGGAGTAGTGTGTAATGAAGATATCTCAACTTATAAATAGGTTAGAAGAGTTACGTAGATTAGAAGGAGATATAAGAGTTGTAACTAATGAAGATGAAGATGTAGAAGGGGTAGATCTAGATACTTATCCAAATGGAGAGAGGGTTGTAGTGGTTATGTAGTATTTTTAAAGGTAAGGAAGAAAGATCTATATCTCAGGAGAGATTAGAGATATAGATCTTTCCTTCCCAGGAGGCTACCCTGTATGGCACTTCTTAACTTTAGCATATATAAGTAGAGATGTCAATGGATGAAGTGTGTGTATTTCTATTAGGATATGGGATAGGTATCTTTTCTATATTATTCCTTATAGCATTTCTAGATGAGCGGGAAGATCCTTATAGTGGAATACAGTGTACTCAAGAGTTACAGACCTGTATAGACTGGTCTACTAGGTTACAGGGAATACATGTACCTAAGGTGTACTTAGTAAGTATGAAGAACTATAGAAGTAGTATGTACTGGTATAGGAAAGATTTAAAGAGGATTAGTAGTTATGAAAGGTAAGTGGAAGAGTAAGTGTAAGAAGTTAGAAGCAAGTTATGAGAGGTATAGAAAGAACTATGGATGTGTTATATTAAAGTATGGAAGATTAGAGTTATCTATTAAAGCTTTAGTAGAAGGAACCTTTCCTAACTCTAATAGATTGCCTGTAGAGATTATTCTCTTCAGAAATAAGAGATATAAGGTTATAGAGGATTAGTAGTTATGAAAGGTAAGTGGAAGGTAAGGTATAAAGTGTTAGAAGAAGCGTATGAGAACTTTAGACAGCAACATAGTTGTAATGTAGTTGAATGGAGATATGAGAAGTTACCTGAGCAGTATCTAAGAGAAGGAGAGTTACTTCCTAGAGATGGTATAAGTATTCCACAGGTTGTTGTGTTTAGAGATAGGAAGTATAAGCTACTAGAATAAAAAAATTATAGTAGGTATGTATAGATATATGTGTGTGTATAGATATATGTGTTATGTGTGTGTGTGGTAC